GTTGGTAAGTTTACGCCTGTGTTTATTACAAGAGCTACGATAGAAGAAGCTAAGGAAAGTTGTGATTACTATGGATAAGTTTGAGTTACTTAAAAAGACGGCTGATGTTGTGAAAGATAGAGGAGAGAGTTACGGCTCCATCTTAGATAATCATACTCGCATTGCTCGTCTATGGTCTGTCCTGTTAAAGATTGATGTTACACCTGAGCAAGTTGCTCTTTGTATGATAGCAGTCAAACAAGCTAGGTTGATGGAAACACCTGACCATGAAGATTCTATACAAGACATTTTAGGCTATGCCCTTACCTACCATGAGTGTATCAATGCCAAAAAATGATTTCCAAGTATTTAAAAAGCAAGCTCGTCTTTGCAAAACAAAAGAAAGATATATAGAAGTTCTTCTTGCTTTTAAAGTGTTGCCCAATGTGAATGAACCTATGGCAAGAATGACGTTAGAAGCTTATTGGGTGTACTATACAGAGCTATCTGATAGTGAAAGAAGAATGAGAGATGTAACTCGTTTTGTGCATGGCTATGTCAGTAAAAATATCCAAGATAAATTATTTTCTTGACAAGTTTTTTCTCTTTTGTAAAATCAGCTTTGCTGTCCTAAGCAAATCCGTATGGCAATAAGCAAAACATAGTTTATGTATCTAAGCTTTGATTAATGTAAACTATAAAATTAAATAAAAATATTAGAGTTTGTAATATATCAATGCACTGATATAGCAGTGCATTGATATATCAGTGCATATAATAGAGATAGGCTCTCTTTTTTTATTTAATTATTCATATATTTTTTCTATACTTACTATAACTCCATCAATCATATCTATGATTTGTTTAGAGTCATAAGCAAACATATAAAGATATACAATATTGTTGCTTACAGGGTGCTCTACTTCTACATAATATCTATTCATTGTCTCTCTCCTATTTCTCATCTTGATAAATTCTATGCAGTAAAATAGAAACTGTTTTACTAATTTCTCTATGTCCATTCTCGTATCGTGAAATAGAAATAGTATCTACTCCAAGTAATTTTGCTAACTCGTTTTGAGTATATTGTAATTCTGTTCTGACTTTTTTGAATTGCTCTTTTGTTAGTTGCATGGTAATTTCTCCTTTACCTTTGCTAGGTTAGGGCGTTGCATTTGTCATGTATGCAACGCCTTTTTATTTTTAGTCGTTGGCTCTGTGATAAATTTCTTCCTCACTTATCTGAACCCAACAATCAGTACTCATTGATGAAGTTCTTACTAATACTTCTACAACGTCTTCTGTTACGTTTCTGCAATCTATGCCTTTTTCTTGAAAAAAAGATATACAGTCTTTTATGGTTTGTTTGTCCATCTTTACTCCTCCAAATTAAATTGATGATTAATAGACCAAAAAGCATCATTGAGCTTGTTAATGTCTGACAAGTACAAATCATGGTAATCTGTAAGCATACTTAAAGCATCGCTTAAAGCTTTGTGAGTTTGTTTGATTGCTTGCATCTGTTCTGACGTTAAACTTGCCATTGCTTTTTTATTTATAGATTGTTGTCTTTCTCTTTCTATTTGGTATTCGTTTTTCTTTGTCATGTTACTTGCTCCTCATTGTTAAATATTATGTTCCATGTTTCTATAAGTTCTTCGTCAAAGTTTCCGTCTTCAATGTATTGTAATTGATCTTTAACGTACTGAATACGGCATTTTTGAACTGTCCAATTATCAGTAGTATCTTCATCAAAAAATAATATATTTTGTAACTCTGCTTTATTCATAGCTAAAGCTCGATAATACAGAACATTAGCTAAAGCTTTTTTATATTGTGTTTCTTTTGTCATGTTTTGCTCTTTCTCTTTGCTAGTTATGGCATTAGTGCCGTTTTAAGCCTGTTACAGGCTTGTAAATGTAAAGACTAGTATAATCTAGCCTTTACAATGCTATTTGTTTTTAGATGCTAAAATTATTGTGATAGCAATTATCATTGAGTAAACATAAAAACCATATTGAATAATAAATTATATAGACTGTTATGATAGCTGAGATTATTAAACCTAAAAACTTAAGATAACCTTTTATTATGCTTGTCATGTTATGCCTCGTAAAAGTTTGTTATAGATATTTTTGCATCTTGATAATCTGCTATATCTCTAGCTTTATCATCTAGTTTGTTTTCTATATGCTCTATAGTTATCTTTTCAGAGTTTTCATCTAGTACGTTAAAAGATAATTCGATAGTTGCTTTATATTTTTTAATCATGTTATAGCCTTTCTTTGTTGCTAGGTTATGAGCTTGTAGCTCTTGAAAGACTGGAACAAAGCCAGTCTAACAAGAGTAACAAGAGTTAAGCTCTTTGAGATATAGAACGCCACAAAAGATTATTTGTTGTTATATTATATCCAACATGTTTAATTGCATAATCTGTGCTAAATGGCTGAATATTTAATAGTTTTGTAAAACATTCATTATCATTGCCATAATATATAGGCTTATTATCTTTTGTTATCATATGTGTAGGTTCTATTGATAAAATAATATTTGCCATAAAATTAAAGTAATTATCACAAACTTTATCTTGTAATGATTCGCTTGGCTTTTCGTCAATGCTACCCATTTTAATTGCTAATTGTATAATGTCATAATTATAAAATTCAATGTTTAAAGCTAAACCTTGCAACCATTCTGTCATTGCTTTTAACTTACCTTGTCTTTCTATGTTCCAAGCGTATTCACTGTAAAATCTTTCAAAGATATAACTTATTTTATCATTTTTATTTATTAATGTTTTGCCGTTTATATCTTCGTCTATTGTATCTAAGATATAATTTACATAGTTTTGTTTATATTTTGTATGGTGTAATTTCATTGTATTTACCTTTTGCTAAATTAAAATATAATACTAATATAATAACCAATGGTTTATATGTCAATACATGAATGTAAATATTTTTTATAAGCGTATAACTCAAGGCATGGCAAGCGTTACAAGGTATGAGAAGAACGGCAATATAATTGCAATGTAAAAAATATTATTGATGCGATGAAAGAAATAGTTTATTTGATAGCATATAAAGAGAGGTACTGTTTAGCCTAGAATAAACATTCAGTTGATACAGTTCTACACGGCAAAGAAGACACATGATTTACAAAGAAAACAAAACAATAATAAAAATGTACGCAGATTGTCGAGGCATGGGGGGGATAATAATTAAGGTATGCCACCCACGCAGGCGTGCCACATTATATATCAATTAATAGGTAGTTCTACACACACATGATAAGCAAAGCAAAACAAGACCACATCATATCATCCATAACAGACGGACACAGCCTTGTAAAAGCATGTGCAGATGCAAAGGTTAGTCGTGCTACGTTATATCGCTATATGAGCAAGGATACGGAACTAGACACCAATGTTAAGACTGCACAGAGACAGGCTGCTGAGAAAGCACTTGAGGAGCTAGAGGATATGTATGGTGATGCGTTGCATGGTCGAAAGAACTATGACCCTAATTTATTGAGAGACTATGGGCATCATGTAAGATGGAAGGTGCAGAAAGTATTGCCAGACAGGTTTGGAGAGCCTAAGAATAGAACAGGCGTTGAGATCAGTGATGGTTCATTGAAGATAGTTTGGGAGACTGGTACAGAGGATGCAAGTTAAGATACCCTATAAGCCTAGAGACTTACAGGCTGAGATGCATAAGAACTTGAAAAGATGGAATGTGCTGGTTATGCACAGACGTTTTGGTAAGACTGTCTTTGCTGTCAATCATATGATTAAACATGTGTTAACTTGTCCTCTGCCAAGACCAAGAGTTGCGTTAGTGGCACCTACTTTTACGCAAGCTAAGAGGATTAGTTGGGATTATGTAAAGTATTATGCTGGTGTTATACCAGGTGTTACGTTTAACGAGACTGAGCTAAGGGCAGACTTTCCTAATAATGGTAGGATAATGTTATTATCAGGTGAGAATCCAGATGCGTTAAGAGGTATATACTTAGATTTGTGTGTGTTTGATGAATATGGTATGCAGAATCCTAGGGTATGGGGGGAGGTTGTAAGACCAGCACTATCTGACAGAGAGGGTAGTGCCATCTTTTTAGGTACACCAGCAGGTCATAATCATTTTTTTGATATATTACAGCAGGCTAAAGAGCAAGATGAAGAAGGTTCTGACCAATGGTACTGGAAAATTGCTAAGGCTAGTGAAACACAACTAGTAAAAGAAACAGAATTAGATGCTGCTAGAGTGCAGATGACACCAGAACAATATGAGCAAGAGTATGAGTGTTCGTTTACAGCTGCTATTATTGGTGCGTATTATGGTAAGTTGCTTGCTGATTTAGATGATGAGGGTAAGATTACCAGGGTTCCTTACGATCCTGCATTGCCAGTACATACGGCTTGGGATTTGGGAATTAATGATAGTACGGCTATTTGGTTTGCACAGGTTTATAGAGGGGGAGCTGTTAATGTTATTGACTATTATGAGAATAGTGGCGTTGGCTTGGACCATTATGCTGAAGTCCTTAGACAAAAAGATTATCACTGGGGAGATCATCTTGCTCCACATGATATTGAAGTTCGAGAACTGGGTAGTGGGAAGTCGAGATTAGAGACTGCGTTTAGTTTGGGTATACGTTTTAAGGTGATACCTAAGATGAAGATTGCTGATGGAATTAACGCTGCAAGGATGCTTATACCTAAATGTTATTTTGATAGAGAAAAATGCAATGAAGGTCTTGAGATGTTAAGGCAGTATAGACAGGAATGGGATGACCGAAAGAGGATGTTTAGGGATCAGCCAAGACATGACTTTACAAGTCACAGTGCTGATGCGTTTAGGTATTTAGCTTTAGGGTTGGAGAATCGTACTAAGATGACAAAAGCACCACAGTCTGTGGCAGTCAATGAGTACAATCCATTTACGCTATGAGGTATTCGCAGGACTATCGTGATGCTATGGAGATGGTTAAGCAGAGTGAGTTTCATAATTGGTGGGATGATAAACTTATACAGAAATATATTGAAAGACCTTTGGGAATTATGCAGTATAAGATTATTAGAAGTGTGATACAGGAGCCGTTAGTGTTTGCTACATGGGGATTTCCTAACGAAAAACAAGTTGAATCCTATGTAAAAAACTCAAAGTTTCCTGTAGATGCTTACAAGGGTGGTGGCAAAAATGTTTGGGTTATAGACTTTATTGCTAAAAAAGGTTATACAAGAATGGGATTTCAAGTTTTAAGGAAAGCCTTTACAAGAAGTGGTTATCAAAAAGCCTTTTGGTTTCGACCTGAGAATAAGAAAATAGGATGGCATACATGGAAAGGAAGTTAAAATGGGTGCAGTAATAAAAGCAGCAAAAAAAATAGTTAAACCTTTAGAAAGACCAGTTAAGAAAGCAATTAATGTAGTTGAAAAAGCTGGTGCTGATATTGTAGAACCATTAGAAAGACCAACAAAAAAACTTATTAGAGAAGTTAAAGAAACTGTAACAGGTACAGATAAATATGACTACAGACAACCATCTGCACCTGAAGTAACACCAGAAGTAACACCTGAAGTTGTTGAAGATGAAACGCCAACAATTACAACTAGGTATGCAACTAGAGGTAAGAGATCAGGGCAAGGCGGCACAATCATGGAAGGCTATGGTGTTACAACTAGACCAGCGTCAAAAAGATCAGTAACGTAGGAGATAACAATGTCATTCCTTAAACCTAAAGTATATGTTCCACCACCACCACCAGTACCAGAAGAACCTGCTAAAGCTGATTATGAAAAGGCTGCTGCTTTATCTGCTGAAGCTGAAACAACAGAAAGAAAAAAACGTAGAGGTCGTGGCAGTACGATTGTTGCTGGTAACTTAGGAGAAACGTCTACCAGTATGAGTGGATCAGGTGGCACACCAACTTTATTAGGATAAGCTGATGATGAATGTTAAAGATATAGTTGCTAGATTTCAACACGTTGAAGGTCAGAGAGACAACTGGAATAATCATTACCAGGAGTTAGCTGACTATATGTTGCCAAGAAAAGCAGACATAGTTAAGAAAAGAAGTCGTGGTGAAAAGAGAATGGAGCTTATCTTTGATGGTACAGCTCTACAATCAGTAGATTTATTATCATCTAGTCTTCATGGTATGCTTACATCAGGTGCTACACCTTGGTTTCATTTGACAATGAAAGACGAAGAACTAGGCAGAGATGAAGAAGTACAAAGATGGTTAGAAGATAGTTCGCAAAGAATGATGCGTGCTTTTACTATGTCTAACTTTGAAACAGAAGTGCATGAGATGTATGTAGACCTAGTTGTATTCGGTACTGGGTGTATGTTTGTTGAGATGGATGACAAGACATTACGTTTTAGTACAAGGCATATATCAGAGTTTTATGTGACAGAAGATCAATATGGTATTGTTGATACTGTATTTAGAAAGTATGAGATACCTGCAAGGCAAGCTGTGCAAAGGTTTGGTATTGATAATGTTGGTGCGTTTATAGCTAAGACGTTTGAGAAAAAGCCAGATGAGAATGTTACAATACTACATGCAGTTATGCCAAGAAAAGACAGAGACCCAACAAAAGCTAATAATAAGAATATGCCATTTGCATCTATGTATATCTGCATGGAAACAAAAATGATATTGGCAGAGAGTGGTTTCCAAGAGTTACCTTACGTTGTTCCACGCTTTCTCAAGGCAACTGGGGAAGTTATGGGTAGATCTCCAGCTATGGTTGCGTTGCCAGATGTAAAGATGATAAATCTAATGTCTAAAACAATCATACAAGCAGCACAAAAAATGATAGATCCTCCACTATTAGTGCCAGATGATGGGTTCTTGCTCCCCATTAGGACCCAGCCTGGAGGTCTTAACTTTTACAGATCAGGTTCAAGAGATACAATAACACCATTACAAACTGGTGCGAATATACCTATCGGATTAAATATGGAAGAACAGCGAAGATTAGCAATACGTTCTGCTTTCTTCGTTGACCAATTACTTAGTGGCAGTACGCCAAACATGACAGCAACAGAAGTAATACAAAGGCAAGAAGAACGTATGAGAGTCATAGGTCCTGTTCTTGGTAGATTAATGAACGAGATGCTAAGACCATTAATTGACAGGGCGTTTGCTTTGATGCTGCGTGCTGACATGCTTGCAAGACCACCAGAGATTTTACAAGGTATTGATGTTGATATAGAATATGTATCACCACTTGCAAGAGCACAGAAGTCTAGTTCCGTAAATGGTGTGATGAGAGCCTTAGAAATATTAATGCCATTGTCACAGCAACTACCAGTAGGAGATCACATTGACCCTGATGGATTAGTTACTTATTTAACTGATGCTTTAGGCGTACCAAAGAAAGTGTTAAAATCACAGTCAGTCGTTGATGAAGAAAGAGAACAAAGAGCAATGATGCAACAAGAGCAGATGGAAAGACAAATGGAGCAAGAAGATGTTGTTACAGTAGGTCAGGCTGCTCAAGCTGTAAGAATGGTGGGTGCAAATGAGTGAGCAAATAGCACAACTCAAGGTAATGTATAAAGATGCTTTTGGGGATAACGCTGGTAAAAAGGTGTTGGAAGATTTGGAGATACGCTGTAACTGGCGTGCTTCAAGTTATGTAGCAGGAGATGCCAACGCTACAGCCTTTGAAGAAGGTAAAAGGGCAGTCATACTACACATATATAACATGATGAAAGAGGAGTAAATATGTCAGAACAAGTTGCTGAACAGGTAGCCGAACCAGTACAAACTACAGTTATGGAGACTCCAGCTGAAGTTGCACAAGGTGGGTCTGGTAACAGTTTCATGGAAATGATACCAGAAGAATTAAGGGAGCATCCTAGTCTATCGCCAATAAAAGATGTTGGTAATTTAGCCAGGAGTTATGTAAATGCACAGAGATTAATAGGTAGCGATAAGGTTCCGTTGCCAAAAAATCCTACAGAAGAAGATTTAGATAACATTTACAGTAAGTTAGGCAGACCAGAAACACCACAAGGTTACGAGTTACCTGTTGATGGGAATGTTATAACTGAAGAAGTTGCTAGTGCGTATGCAGATATTGCACATAATCTAAGGCTTACACCACAACAAGCACAAGGTGTGTTAGATTATTACAAAAGCACAGTGCAACAAACAAGCGAAGGTTTAGCAGAGCAAGCAGAACAACAAGCAGAACAAACAGCAGCAGAGCTACAAAAAGAGTGGGGAGCAGCGTTTGAACAAAAAGTTACGGCTGCAAAAGAGATTGTTGAACAGTTTGGTGGCTCTGATTTGTTACAAATGAAACTAGATGATGGTACATTAATAGGTAATCATCCTGCTTTTATTAAGGCTTTTGCTGCTATGGGAGATTTTAAATCTACTGTAACAAGTGAAGATACTGTTAGTGATAACGCTACTAATAGAGCTTATACACCACAAATGGCACAACAAGAAGTTGATACTATAATGAACGATAAAACACACGCCTACTGGAACAGAAAAGATCCTATAGGAAGACAACGTGCTGTTGAACGTATGCAAGAATTGATGGGATTTATTCATGGATAATGAAATAACGCCTACACAAGAAATTCGTTTGGAATGTTTACGGCTTGCAGTTGAGTTTGGAACGCAAAGAGATTTGTTGCATCCTAACAAACTTGCTGATATATATTACGAATGGGTTATGCAGGGTAGCTTGGCAACAAGTCCTCAAGACAATCGGATAGACGATAGCCTAAAGTCGGCTAAAAATTCTAGGAGTGTCCGTAAAGGGTAGCACACTGTAAATAAATCAAATGTAACTTTTACTAAGGAGACTTAAATGTCAACATCAGTAACTACAGCATTTGTCCAACAGTATTCTGCTAACGTACAGATGCTGTCTCAACAGATGGGAAGCCGTCTAAGAGACACAGTTCGTGTGGAGAATATCACAGGGAAAAATGCTTTTTTCGACCAGGTAGGCGTTGCTACTGCACAGTTGCGTACAACACGTCATGCCGACACTCCACAGATAGACACACCTCATGCAAGACGTAGGGTGAGTTTAGCTGACTATGAATACGCCGATTTAATTGATGACCAAGATAAAGTCAGAATGTTAATTGATCCAACATCAAGTTATGCACAAGCAGCAGCAGCTGCAATGGGTAGAGCTATGGATGATGTTATCATTTCTGCTGCACTTGGAACAGCTTTTACAGGCGAAACAGGTTCAACATCTACTGCTTTTTCATCTGACAATCAGATTGCAAATGGTAGTGCAGATATGTCTGTTGCTAAGTTAATTCAAGCTAAAAAGATTTTAGATTTAGCTGACGTTGACCCATCAATACCAAGATATATTGCAGTTGGTCCTAATCAGATTGAAGCTCTATTAAATACAACATCAGTAACAAGTTCTGACTTTAATACAGTTAAGGCTCTTGTTCAGGGTGATGTAGATACATTCATGGGTTTCAAGTTTATTGTAACAAACAGACTATCGCTTGCATCAAACATCCGTTCATGTTTCGCATGGGCAGAGGATGGGATTGCTCTAGGCATAGGCAAAGACGTATCAGCAAGAATAGACGAGAGAGCAGACAAAGGTTATGCTACTCAAGTTTATTATTGCATGAGTGTTGGAGCTACACGCATGGAAGAATCTAAGATTGTGCAAATCGATTGTGATGAATCAGCGTAAGGGAGATAGATTATGACTACTAAAAACTCAGATCTCGTAGCTAACTTTGAGGCTAGTCCTACAGTTGCTAACGCTGCTCATAACTTGCATGGTGTTGTAAGAGTAGCATCAGGTAACATTGAGTTGGGTACAGGTGACTCAGCATCAGGTGACATTGTTATGCTTGCTCCAATTCCATCTAATGCATCTATAATGTCAGTGCAAATTGGCTCAGATGCTCTAGGTGGCAGTTGTGCATTTAATGTTGGTATCTACACATCAGCAGGTGTTGTGAAAGATGCAGACGTTTTTGCGACAGCTGTAGCAGATGGTGCAGCAATAGCAGAAGTTCGCTATGAAGCAGCTAACCTAAACACAACAGGGCAGCAGTTATACGAATTAGCTGGTGATAGTTCTGATCCAGGTGGGTATTACTATATTGCAGCGACAATGTCAGCTGCTGGTGGTACTGCTGGTGATATGGCTTTTATCATCAACTATGTTGTAAACTAAATTATTATAGGGAGCAGTGAAAGCTGCTCCTTATTATTAGGAGTTTAAAATGCCGTCAGTTGTAGATATTTGTAACGAAGCTATGGATTTACTTGGTGCAGCAACAATTACTGCATTAACTGAAAACTCTAAAGAAGCACGACTTTGTAACAGAAGATTTGAAACAGTAAGAGATGCAGTTCTAAGGGCACATACTTGGAATGTAGCTATATCAAGATCATCATTAGCTAAAGATACTGATGCACCTGCTTTTGGATTTTCCAGTCAATTTACATTACCTACAGACCCTTATTGCTTAAGGGTTGTTTCTTTTTGGAACTCTAATGTAAACAATGATGTTGCTGCATATGACAGTAATGTAATGTTTAAGATAGAGGGTAGGAAAGTATTATCTAATGAAGGTACTTGTTCTATTATTTATATAGGTAGAGTAACAGACACAGAACAGTTTGATCCTTTGTTAAGCAGTACGATTGCACACAAGCTTGCATCAGAAACGGCTTATGCAATTACTGGTAGTAATGCTTTAGCTCAATCTATGTATTCTTTATATCAAGCAAGGCTAAGTGAAGCCAGAAGTATGGATGCACTAGAGGGTTATCCAGAGCAATTACAGGCAGATACTTACACTAACGCAAGGTTCTAATATGGCTAGAGTATCGTCTATTATCACCAACTTTAGAGCAGGTGAAATATCTCCTAGGCTAGAAGGTAGAATAGACTTACAAAAATATAATGAAGCCGTAAAAGATTTAAACAATATGATTGTCTTTCCTCAAGGTGGAGTGACAAGAAGACCTGGCACATATTACGCAGGAACCACAAAAGATGGTGGACAGGTAAGATTAATTAACTTTGAGTTTAGTGATACACAAGCCTATGTCTTAGAGTTTGGTAATCTTTACGTTAGAATATATAAAGATGGTGGCTTAGTCACAGCAGCAACTACAGCAATAAGTGCTATAACCAAAGCAAATCCAGCAGTTGTAACGTCTAATTCACATGGCATGAGTAATGGAGATAGAGTTTTTATTTCTGGTGTTGTAGGCATGACAGAAGTAAACAACAGAGAGTTTACAGTTGCAGGTGTTACAACTAATACATTTCAGTTAAGTGGTATTAACAGTTCTGCGTTTACAACATATGGCAGTGCAGGTACTGCTGGTAAAGTAATAGAAATTACTACGCCATATACTACATCACAGTTATCTACGATTAACTTTGCACAGTCAGCAGATGTTTTGTTTTTAGCACATAATAGCCATGAACCTGCAAAGTTAACAAGAACAAGTCATACAGCATGGACATTAACAGATATTGATTTTGTTGATGGTCCTTATTTAGATGAAAATATTACTGCAACAACTTTATATGCATCAGCAGATAATGGCTCTGTTACGATTACAGCTAGTGCTGATTTATTTGCAAGCACAGATGTTGGTAGATTAATAAGGTTTCGTGAAGTATTAGAGATAACTTATGATGAATGGGCAGCAAGTACAAGTTATGCCAATAATGCTTTTGTGAGATTTAATGGTCATGTTTATAAGCATACGACTGGTAACACACAAACATCAGGAAACACACCACCAGTTCATACATCTGGTACAGAAACATATGGCAGTCTTAACTGGGAATATAGGCATGATGATACTGGTTATGTAAAGATTACTGCATTTACTAATGCTACAACAGTCACAGCTACAGTTAAAGAAGATGATGGTGGAGTGTCTGTTTTACCAGCACAAGTTGTAGGTTCTAGTAATGCTACTGCAAAATGGTCGTTAGGTAGCTTTAGTACAACCACTGGATTTCCAAGAGCTATAGGTTTTTACGAAGAACGATTGTATTTTGCAAGTACAACAGATCAGCCACAAACTATATTTGGTAGCGTTTCTGCTGACTTTGAGAACCATACACCAGGCACAGCAGATGATGCAGCAATTAATGTAACAATAGCATCAGACCAAGTTAACGTGATAAGACACTTATTACCAGCTAGATTTTTGCAGTTATTGACTACTAGTGCTGAATTTACGTTATCAGGTGGTGCAGGATCAGAGCCAGTTACACCTACAAATGTTAACGTATTGCGAGAAACTACGTTTGGCACAGGTAATGTAAAACCATTAAGAGCAGGTAACAGCACGATATTAATACAAAAAGGTGCAGAAAAAGTAAAAGAGATAACCTTTGATTTAGACACAGATGGATTGTTAGGTGTTGATTTAACTGTGTTAGCTGACCATTTAGCTAGAGGTGGCTTGACTGATATGGTTTGGCAACAGGAGCCAGAGTTATTATTATGGTTTGTTCACAGTGACGGCAGACTAATAGGATTAACTTATGATAGAGCAAACGCAACAGTAGGTTGGCATGAGCATAGTTTAGGTGGCAGTGGTGTTGTAGAAAGTATAACAGCTATACCTAGTGGTGCAGAAGACCAAGTTTACCTAAGTGTAAAAAGAACTATTAACAGTACTACTGTAAGACATATTGTTTTTCTAAAGTCATTATATTTTAATGATGATGTAACAGATGCTTTTTTTGTAGATAGTGGCTTAACATATAGTGGCAGTGCTACAACGTCTATTACAGGCTTAAATCATCTTGAGGGTGTAACAGTAACTATTTTAGCAGATGGTGCTGCACACGCTGATAAAACAGTAAGCAATGGTGCAATTACATTAGATAGAAGTTCAACTAAAGTTCATGTTGGCTATGGCTACACATCATCATTAGAAACATTGCGTATGGAAGCAGGTGCAGAAGATGGCATTGCACAAGGCAAGATAAAAAGAATACATGGTGTTACAGCTAGATTCTTTCAGACAGTTGGTGCAGAGTTAGGACCTGATACTAGTAACTTAGATAGATTGCCGTTTAGAGATAGTAGTATGGCTATGGATCAAGCTGTACCTTTGTTTAATGGAGATAAGGAAATATCCTTTCCGTCAGGGTATGATAATGATGCAAAGATTGTTATAAGGCAGACACAACCATTGCCAATGACAATATTAGCTATTATGAGAAGGTCTAATACATTTGATGCTTAGTATTAAAAAGTTTGAAAAAGAAGACTTGGAAATGATAGAGACTAATTTTCATTTTCCAGAAAGCTCAAAAGCGGCTATGATGAAAGAAAGTTGCATTAGTGCATACACAGCATTGCAAGGAAGTAAGGTATTTATGATTGGTGGTGTATATGGATTGTGGGAAAACGTAGGTGAAGCCTGGTTTGTTATGTCAAGCATAGCTTACAAGAAACCATTTGCAGCTGCGAAATACTCTAGTTTACTGTTAGACCATGTGCAGGATGATGCAAATTTAAAGCGTATACAGGCAAGCGTGCATACAAATGACCAGCAAGCTATAAGATATGTAGAGTGGCTTGGTTTTGAGAATGAAGGTTTAATGAAGAAGTATGGTCCTGATGGTTCGGACTATTATCGTTTTGCGAGGGTGATGTAATGTTAGATGCCGTTCTAGGTTACAAAGGAAACATGGCTTCAGCTAAGGCTGCAAGGCAAGTAGGTGAATATAATGCAAAGGTAGCTGAGAATGAACAGGTATTGTTGCAGCGTGCCACAAGACAAAAAGAAGCTAATCTTAGAAAAAGTGCTGAAAGATTACAAAGCACACAAAGAGTTGCTACTGCAAAGTCTGGTGTACAAATGTCAGGTAGTGCATTGGAAGCATTAAGAGATACTTTCTTTAACACTGAGTTAGATGCGATAGGAATACGTTATGCAGGTTCTATAGAAGAAGCTGGTAAAATAAACGAAGCAGCTATGGCTAGAGCTACAGCAAGTGCACAATCAGCACAGTTTAAAACAGCAGCTTATAGGACTGTTTTACAGTCAGGTGAGAAAATGGCTAAAGTAATGATGGGATAGGAATAAAAAATGCCACAGATACCATTATATAATAAAGGATTAGGTTCCACAGGT